GATTATTTAATTCATTTCTTTGTGACATTGCTGGTCCAATACCAACATATATATCATCATTAATTCTCCATCCTTCCCATACTTCATTAATCCACATCCACTCTACACTTTCTCCTTCTTCTTTATTTGGTTTGTAGCTTTCATCTACTTCTATTTGTTCAGGAGATAAAGTATTAGGATCAATATAACTTAATATACCTATCTTCTTTCTACTCTTCCAACAAGAATAAAATAGATTAACTTTATTTGCTCTATCATGATTTTCAGTAGTATTACCACCTAAACTTAACCATAGACGATTACGATATGTATTCTCATCTTCGTCTAATTTTTTAACGTGCTTCTCTTTTAGTTCATCATAGAACAAATCAATAACTTCACTAATACCAGGTCTAAATCTTACTGTTGCCCATTCACCATCTTCTAGATTCTTATTATTAATACTCTTATCATGAGAACAATCAATAGGTGACAATCTCATGTACTCAATCTCTGAAAACTTAGGGAACTTTATACTTCTTACTTTCCCAGCAATTAGCCAATCTTTAAACCATATCTTATACATCTCCTTCAATCCTAACTCGAATTGAAGTGTCTTTAAACTCTTATATCCTTTAATAGCTTTTACATCTCTATAAGAACTATTAAGTTCTTGTAGTAAAGTTTTAGGATCAGGTATTTCTTGTGTAGGTAGTCCTGTATCTACTTGAAATGAATTTAATGTATTAACAAATCTTTGTGTAAGATTCTTCTTAAATTCATTATATCTTGTTTCTTCAAATGAATTAAATACATCATCTGAATCAAGATTAATAACATCATATTTAAAAGGACGTTTACTATATTCACCAATTAGAAGATCAATGTTAGGACGGATTATATTATATGATCTTAATTTAGCAGGGAAGGATTTAAACTTATTATTCTCAGTATTAAGAGGATTGGTTACATATTTAAAACTTTCTTCATCTAACTTATTATTATAAGCATCATACCATCTTAATATCTGATTATAATCATCTGCTCCAGTATTTGTACCAACACCAAAATTAGATGTTGCTATTAGATAATCAATGTTTTGTTTACCCCATTCATTATCATTCTTAACTTTTTCACTATAACTTAATGCTTGAAGAGGTTTACCTCCAGCATATTTTTCTCTTACCTTCTCGTCAGATGAATTTTTCATATATATACTTCTCCGTCTTTGATACCTAATCTAATTATTCCAGATCTATTAGTTGAATCTCCATTACTAAATAAAGTACGATTTCCAACTAATCTATTTTTCTTGTGTTTCTTTCTAGCAACTGTTTCCAACTTAGTTTCTTTAATAGCATACATTGCAACTATCCATGCTGATATTCTATCAAAGTTACCATCATCATTAAACTTCAAACACTCCTCTAAAGTACCTACATCGTAAATATAATGTAAATTCCAAATTTCATTACCATTTTCATCTAATCCAATTGGAGTTTTCAAATAATTTATGAAATACTCTACTCCCAATCTCTTATCATCAGTAGAGATATTCATAAAGTAATTCCTATTCTTAGGTATCTTTTCCATTTCTGTACCATTAATTAGCACAGGTTCAAAACATAATCTACCTACCTTCTTTCTATTTCTAGCAAAATCAAGTAGTCCTTTTCCACCACCTGCAATCTCTGATTGTATTTTTCCATTATACCAATCTGCAAGTTTTAATACTATTTCATAGAAATTATCAGTACGTCCAGGTCGTCCTGCATACCAAGCAACTTCTCTATCTGTTATATCTTTAAAATACTTACTCTTTTGTTTTATAACTTTAACAACACCTAATGAAGTCTTATCTTCTGCATCATCTTTATAATAAGGGTCAACAACCAATAGATATACATCATCAGGTATTACATTCTTCATTATAATTCTTCCATCAGGAAGAGGTGTATCAACAATAGTAAATTGTGGTTCTTCAACAACTACAATACAACTATCTAGATTCTCATCATTCTTATGTGGATAATGATCAATAGGTTTAGCTTGTTCTTTTGGTTTAGGTTGGAATACCAGACCTTTATCTGGGGTCTGCACTAAATCTCCATACATTAAGTTACCTTGTATCTCGTGGCTTGTAAGCACACGTTGCTTCTGCAACTTAATCTCAGCAGTAGGAAATCCATTCTTACCACTTCTAATAAATGCATCAGAAGGTATCTCAGGATATTCAGCTATTCTTAGATCATATTTCTTTGTATCCTTCTGTTTCTTTAAAGCTTCTCTTAAATCTGTTTCAGACTTAATTGCTTGTGCAACATCTACATTACCATCTAAATCCATGAATGTAGGATTAGCCATATAATATGGAATAAATACTCCACATTCTGTAGCTTCATATCCTTCTTCCCAATCATTTTGAAATGGTAACATTCTAAAGATAGGATCATTAGGATTATAAAATACATCTTCTAATCCTTCTATATCAGCACCTTTTTCTTCACCGCCTGTACCAAATACAGATATTTGACCTGTAAGAGTATTACCTTCAGATACTGAAGGAACAGATATAGCTAATGCTCGTTTAAGATTCTTAAAGCTTCCTGCTTCTTCATATACAATCTTAATACCTTCCTTACCACGAACTTTATCAGGATCATTAATAACTACACCTATAATCTCAGATCTAGTACCACCAACATTACCTTTCTTATCTTTATAAGAAGCCATTTGGTGCATCAATGTACTATTCTGCATCCTATTCTTTAAGAACCATCCATCTGTGTTCTTATTAAGAAAATCAAGATTAAATTCGACCTTATTTAATATACCATCAGTAGTTAAATATTGCTCTATCGCTGCGAAATAGTAACTCTTACTTCCATCAATAAAATGGTAATTATATACTCCATCTGCACCTTCTTTAAAGCTAAATCCAGCACGTCTTGTTTTAGCACATGATAGATGTCTACCTCCACCTAGATATGTAGGATTTCTCCATAGATGTAATCTATGTAATTGTTCAGGAGTACATCCCCACCAAGCTATTTCCTTATACCAATACCAATCATAATCTATCTCAAAGAAAGAAGGGAAATCCCAATCTTTATATGCAACTTTAGCACCTCTAAGATCATCATCCATCTTACGCAACTGCGTAAAATTCATATAATGATAATGCCTTCCTGTTACACTAACTCCACCTACAGTATATCCTTCTTGACATCTTCTTTCTTGTTCTTCCCACCATTCCCACCATTCCTTACTACCAATAGGTGCATTAATATACCTTCCACCATTCTTCTTAAAAGAAATGGCTGCTTCCCTAAAATATCTAGTATTGATAAATTTAGGGTTACCTTGTATATTATCTATACTACTCATTATATTCTAGCAAATGGACTACTCAATCTTGGTTTATTACTTGCACTCTTTTCTTCACGTATTCCTAGTTTAGCATCACCTCTAACCATATTCTCTTCACCTAACTCTTTTCTAACTTTCTCTTCTTGTTCTTCAATAGCTTTAATACTTGCAGGTATTCTATTAGCTATATCCATAACAGCAGTAAGTGAGTTAGTTAATACTACAATAGGATCTTTCTTTCTAGATGAAGTTTCTTCTTCATCATTATTATCAGGTACTAAATCAATCTTAGTTAATTGTACTTCAAGATTATCTCTAAGCTTCTTAACAACTCTATGAGCACTATGTAAAGTTTCTTTTAACTCATTCAACACTTTTAATGCAGGTACTTCTTGTAAAGACTTGTACCTCATTATAGCACTTAAAAAATCAGGATCTTTCTCAATATCCAGTTCAACTGGTAACTCAGCGTTCCTTAAACATTCAACATACTTATCTTGTTCACTATAATTAACAAACTTACTTCTATAATCACAGAAGTGATATATAAATGTAAATTCTCTAATGGCTCTTAATTTCTTTCTACCATCAGCATCTCCTTCACTACCTTTATCTCTAGTAATGAGTTTCTTAAATTCTCTTATAGTACTAATCCATTCTTTATTAAGATTAACTAATCTTGTAGCTGGATCTAATTCAAATAGTTTCATTTCTTAATAGCTTTACCTCTATTCTCCATAGCTTTAACTATACGTCTTGTATTAGGTTTAAATTTACCTAAATAAGGAATAATAATATCCTCAAGATTACCCATCTTAATAATCCTTGAAGCATAAATAAACTGATTATCTATAACTTCTTTAACTAGATCAATTGGTAAACCTAGTTCATCTGATACTTCTTCTATAATCTCTCCATTGGCAACTTTCCTATTCTCATTAATCTTCTTGTAGTCCATAGTACGGTTTAATAGTAACTACTATAACATTAAAACTTTCAAATCCTATTTCATAAGTATATGAACTTCTAATCATTCTATATACTTTATTTGCTTCTTGAAGATATTCAAGTACATCATTAAAATTACTAAATCGTTGTTTTACTTGTACGGTCATATTACAAACATATAATAAATCATACAAATAAAAAAGGGTAGGAACTCACTCCTACCCTAAACACACTAAAAGATAACCACTTAAAAATATTTTCTTAGATCAACAGGCTTTCCATCCTGTTTTGGAGGACAACAATTCTCCTCTCCATAGAACCTTTTGATATATTCAAACTCCTTCTTTAACTTACTTGTATTAGCAGTATATATAACTTTTTGAAAGAATTTATCATATACAATTACTATATATCTAGTACATTGATTTCTTTCATCACATCCCCAGTGAACATTAAATCTCTTATTGTTCTGCTGATTGTTGTTTTCTAATATCATCGGCTGCAAGCATATAGGTTATACCATTAAATATTAAACTCTGGAACATACTCTCATATAATGCAAACTTCCAACCTGCTTCTTTCTTCACCTCTTTAACATGACTAAATCTAAGTTCTTTTCTTAGAAACGTCTTAAAAGGATCACCATCTTTCTTAATAGACAAATCTAAATGTACTACAAATATAGTACCTTTACCATGTGTACGAGCATTTCTCAACTCCAATTTAAAATCAATATTCTTCTCCTTCTTCTTAGCAGCTTCTTTATATGCAATTAATGCTCTTCTTATAAGATCATCTAATACATCATAAAGACGTATCTTCTTAACAAACTCTTGCCATTGCTGTTCTGCTAGTGCATCTTGTTTAACTACTTCTTCTCTAGCTTTCTTTTCAGCTTCTTCATCAGAAAAGCCTTTCATTCTATAATCTCCGGCTATTCTATCAATTTCTTTAAGTTGTTCTTCTGTTTCAGTAGTTCTTACTTGTTCAGTAACATCTTTAATCTCGACTTGTGTTTCTTCATTTAACTTTTCCATTCCACTTATTTATTATGTTATTTAATGTTTTATAATCAAGATTATCATGTTGTCCAGCAACTATAATATCATCCATTATAGCATCTAACACTTTATCTTTGATTTGTAATCTGTTATTTAAGCATACAGATAATACCTTTCTTAAAGCACTATCTGATAAATCTGATTTGTATTTTATAAAGCTCATAATTTAAGTTGTATTTTATTTCCTGTTTTCTTCTGTTGTATTAATAACTGTAAACCTGCTTTATGTACTACAAAGTTTCTAGTTTCTAATGTATCTATTTGAATAGTATTAGGAATACCCATAGATGTATTTCTTCTATCTAAATCCATAATTTCAAAGAATACTTCTTTAATCATAGCTATAGAATGTTCATCAAGATCATTCTTTGATCTTTTAAGTAATTCATTGTAATCATCAATTGGAATAGTTACCATGTGTTTTTCTATATTCATATAATTTAATTTATCTTAACAATTTTTCTTCCTTCCCACTTATATCCTGGTAGTGGATTTCCAAGATGATCTTGATATTGCATATTCTCTATATCTTCTTCAGTTGGTGAAGGTATAGATAAACTACCTTCTTCTTTCAATAAAGGATTACCTTTAAGGTCACGTTCAATTCTTCTAGCCCATCTCTCTTTATTTACCTTTTCAGATAAACTATCTTTGTTATTTATTATCTCCATATTTATCTATCATTTGTTGTTCAAATATTCTTAACTTACTTAAAGCATAACTTCCCATATAAACAGTATATTTAGTATAATCAATACTACCATCAGATCTTCTATCATAATTAATTATACCATTAAAAGATAACATAGCTAACTCTTGGTTTTCTTCTTTAGTCATCTTATCAAATACTTCTTTTGGTATCATTTCAATTTAAATACTCTAGATAATACATGATTAAACTCCTTTAAACTATTACCATAATAACTAGCTCTAATAGAACTATGCTTCTTACCTTTTTCATATAAATCTCTAGCTATATCAGCAGGATCTTTACCTTCTCTTTCTTTATCATTCACCAACATAAAGAAGATCTCATCTTCATCATATTGAAAGAACGTCCTACAACTACTTGAGTATGATTTTAAATCATACTTGTTAATAACTATCTTAATGTTTTCAATTAGTGGCATAAGTAACAGGTAGATTTACTCTTTTATCAGTATATTCAACAATAAACTTCTTATATGCTTCTAGATCTTTAGTCATAATATTAGCTACAGACGTATCAGCATATTCTTTACCATACTTTCTGCTAAATATCTCAACTCTTCTATATACACTAGCATAATATCTATTACTATCATTAGCAGATAAACCAATTACAAGTGAGTAACCGTCTTTTGGTTTACGGTTACTCTTTATATATTCAATTATCTCTTTTCCTACCATAACTATTTCTTAAAAGATGGGATACTACCTATTTTATTAGTTAAATAATTAACATAAGCAGTTTTAGCCATTTTAACATCTAATCTAAGTACATAAAACAAATACTTAAAGTGATGCTCCTTTAAATCATCTAGCTTACTTAATTCAGCTAATGCCCAATATCTTTTTCTATTATTTGCTACTTGATTCCTAACTAATTCTTCAATAGTATCATAATACTCATCTCTATTAGAAGCAAAGTAAGCCTCTGCCTTTCTCTTCAATATCTCTTCAGGTGATAGATTAACAACACTCTCTCTTGGAGTAGTTGGATGTGTAAATACACCATTAAATGAAGATTGTTGGTTCTTTACAGGAAACAAATTATTAGTAGCTATCTCATCATATTCAGCTTTCATAGCTACAAATTCAGCATGAACTCCACCTGCATCAGGATGAAGTCTTTTAGCTAATTCCTTATATTTAGATTTTAATTGATCTAAATTAATACAACCTACAAAATATCTAAAGTTAACTATTGTTCTCATATCAATTAAATCTAAAAGTATTACCTAATCCCAACCTATTATTATTCAAGTAAACCTCCCATGCACTATATACTTCTTCATAATTAGCAACTGCTATATACCCATTAGGAGTAAATCTAGTTCTAATAATAGATAAATCTCTTTGATCATTATTTACTAGATGCCTTCTTAGAAACTCTTCAATTGAGATAATATCTTCCCACATAATACTAACTCTACCTGTAAGAAGCCTCATTGATTGAACATTTCTACCATTTTGATCAATCTCATGTATAACCACTGGATCTAAACTCATAAACTCCAATGGCTTAGTATAATCTATTTTATTAGACATATAACACTTTCATTAAACCAATAATAATTTCTTGTTACTGCTCTACTGATTACACCTGCTTCTAGTAAAGAGAGGATGCCACGATAAACATATGCATTACTAGCTCTAGTACGAACACCAAATAAATACTTCTCAGCTTCTAATTGATCTATCTCAATATAATTACTAACAGATAGACCACAATAGTTAAAAATGTAATCTAATACACTAATTCCATTACCACTAACTTTAGCTAGTGTTTTAAAATCACTAATTGCTACATTATAACTGGAAGGACTAATCCTTTCTACATAAGGATTTACACTATGTATAGGATGATCACCTATACCTCTACGAACTGTTACTGTATCACTCATAAGCATTAAATTTTCCTTGAATATAAAGGAAAACTACTCGAAAAGCAAGAAAAAAAAGAAATATTATTTTAAGAGGAATGGCAACCCTCCTTTATTTACAAGCATATTGAATTAGACACACCATGTCATTAGCTACCTATACTGTGGTACTTGATGCACTAGCTCTATGTCCTGCGGACGGCCACCATGTATGTATCTTCTTCCCTCGTGCCTCGGTCGAAGATACTACGCTGGGGAGATACGAGTCAAGAAATAATTGATAAAAATGAAAAAGAGTGCTAAAAAAACGTAAAAAACGGGTTTTGAAATAACCGTTTACAAACGGATAAATGGAATTAGAGATCAAAATCATTATTTAGTACATACCAATCAGGATGATATGGTTTATTACGAATATGAAAGCCATACTCTCTTAAGATTTCATCAGTACCTTTAGCAATAGCAGATAGATTGTGTAGTTTTGGTCTACCTCTCTCTTTAAAATACACATTATTAATAGAATCAATTGATGTTTCTATTTGAATAACAATATTAGGAAGATAACTTTTATCTTTAGCACCTTTACGAAGTAATCTATAACCTTGAATACCTTCAATTATAAGATTACCATAATCACCTTTAATATCATCAAGTATTTTATAGAGCGAATAATCATATCCAAATCTCATATAATTATCAGTATGAAGAATATGATGATGTGGACATAAATTTCTATGAATATAAGATGCAATGTGTGTTTTTCCTGAACCAGGTAGTCCAATAATAAGAACAGATTTATTAGTAAAGGAAATCATGTGTAGATCTTGAAGATTAGAAAGATGTCCTTTTATTAAAATGCCCCCCATAGAATGATCATTTAAAGTACCCCGTCCAAATATAGATGAAAAAGATTAAGATTTAAAAAACAAGTAGAAAAAATAATAAGATTTCTAGAAAAGTTGTGGATATATGAGTAGGTGGTGACCAACCCCGTACACCTACCCCCGTCTAAATTTTGGGCGGTTATCCCCCGTCCAAAAATCCTATGGCATTTGCTAAATATCACTCAGATCGCGGAGAAAAATCCGCCTTGTTACTTGTTAAAGCGAACAAATTTGTATTCGCTGCTACTCCAGTATATGTGCCTCGTGAAGCCGTTGCTGGTCTTAAAGTCGGAGATAGCCTTGAGATACCTGACGGATTCAAGCTTATCGACATGGTTGATCAAGATGGTGTAGTTCGTACTACTGAAGATGGTCAGCCACTGAAGGTGCTCGCATACT